TGACGAGGCCGCGCTTCACGATTACATCGCGGTAACGCTTAATAGCGACGCGGTAACGCTCGAAGTGCTTAGCCCCGATCAGGCTACGCAGGTAATTGACGCAATGAAAAAACTACCTAGCAGTAAAGGCGACTAATCATCATGTTAAAAACGTTTGTTTGGTTTAACTTTCTTATTATTGGCGTTGGCGTAATACTTACCTTATGTGTCGCAATGTTTGACGACCCACGCCGAACCAATGGCCGTAAACGAGGTGCCCAAAAATGAGCATTGCAGAACAGGTAGAACTACTTGCGCGCATGGTGCGGTTAATTGAGGAACTACAAACAATGCAGGTTGATTACCTTGGCAAAGACAAAGTAGTCCAACATTTGCGCTGGTCAACCGAACATTTGTCTAACGACATTTGGGCGCGCACAATACACAAGGATTACGCCACCAATGGCAATGCTTGAAGCACAGTTTAAAAACTCGGTTATTGAAATTGCGCAACGTTATGGCTGGTTTGTGCACCATGACCTACCAGCAATGAACAAGCGCGGCAAATGGGCAACACACATACAAGGCGATAGCGGTTTCCCCGACCTTGTGCTAATCAACGCAAGAGGTGTGCTAGTTTTCGCCGAACTAAAAACAGACATAGGTGTCGTACGTAAGACACAGGAAGCATGGTTGGACAGGCTCGAGAAATCGGGTGCAGTAGTTCAGGTTTGGCGACCTAACCAGTTGCCAGTAATTATTAAGTTTCTAGCTTGCGCGTAAGCGCGTAGGACTAGCCAAGCCCTAAACCATTTGCACGGTAGTTGGGAACATACGGCAACGTAGGTAGTACGCCATGCCCGTAATCATGCGCGACGAAATGACCGGGCCGCTGGCGTGGCAGGCTGTAAACATAATCAGCCAATAAGCGTGTTTGAGGGTACGGGTTAGGGCAACCCCGTGGGTGGGGCTTAAGCGCATTAGGCTTTACACACATAAACACTTAACATACACACAAACAAACACAACAGACTTGGACCCGACACAATGACCAACCAACACCGACCAACAGCAAGCCGGCCTGCCGGCGCGCTAGCACAAGCCGTAGGCGCGTGAGCATGGCCACCAACCTAAACAGTCAGACACGAAACAAAACAGAGTTCAAAAAGAATCGTGCTCGACTACTGGCAGACAATCCACCATGCCATTGGTGCGGCGTAAACGTAGCAACCGAAGCCGACCACGTGCTTTCCATTATTGAAGGTGGAAGCAACAGTATGGACAACCTTGTTGCCAGTTGTAAGCCATGCAATGCTCGACGCGGACAACAAGTAAAGACACAACGCGAACGACACAAAAACCAACACCCACAAGGGTTTGACGAGCCGAACACGCACAGCGTTTTTTTACACGATCAGACGAAGCCCCCGCAAGACCTTTTTCGTATATTCCCCAATAAAGACGGACTGGCTGGAACTGGCCACGATCAGCCAAGATTGGAAACGACCACGCACAGCGGTTGCCGATCTGCAGCTGCCGACATTGGGGGCTTTGCCCAAGAGGTATTAAACACAACACTTATGCCCTGGCAGTTGCATTGTTTGGCCGGCATTACCGCACAAGACGAAAACGGGGATTGGTTGCACCGGGTTAACTTGGTTTCGGTTGCTCGCCAGTGTGGCAAGACAACTATGAACGCCGCTTACCTTGGTTGGTATTTAAGTACGCAAGGAAAAGAGCGCGGGCGCCCGGTAACGGTGATTACTACCGCGCACAAACTTGACCTTGCCACCGCTTTCTTTACTTACTTGGCCCCAATTTTAAAAGATAGGTTTGGCGCCGAAATATCGTGGTCCTATGGCCGACAAAAGTTAATAATGCCGGACGGGTCCGCTTGGCATATTCGAGCCGCTACCCCTGCAGCTGGTCACGGTTACAGTTGTGACTTGATAATTGCAGACGAGGTTTTTGACATTAGCCAACAGGCCTTGGACGAAGGGCTTTTGTACACTCAACGCGCAAAGAAAAACCCAAGTTTCCTTATGACGTCAACAGCGGGTACGCAGGATTCGGTGGCCATGCTTCGCTGGCGTGACCAGGGCCTTCGAGCAATTGACAGCGGGGAACAAACAAGCCTTTACTTTGCCGAATACAGCCCGCCTTCAAACTTGGACCCAATGACCCCCGAAGCGTGGGCCTATGCCAACCCGGCACTTGGTTACACGCTTGATTTAAAAACAATTGAAGCCGAAGCCGAAACCCCCAACAGAAATGCGTTTTTACGCGGGTCCGTAAATTTATGGCAGGCAAGCACAACGTCATGGCTGGAAAGTGGCGTGTTTGAAGCCCTAGCAACCGATCAGCCCGCGCCACCTGGCGGTGTGTTGGCCATAGAAATAGCGTTAGACGAAAGCACCTACACCGCGGTAAGGGCCGTCCAAGTAGGCAATAAAACACACGTCAAAATAGCGTTTGTTGCGCGAACCGTAGCCGAACTTTGGGCGCGCGTTGAAAACGAAATTATAGAAAACCCTGGCCTTCGCCTAGCCATTGTGCCGGGCTTAGAAAACCATTGCCCACCCCACCTTGAACGACGCCGCACCATAGTTGGCTACAAAGAATTGTTGAAATGGACAAGCGCGGTTAGGGCCATGATTTTAGAAAACCGCATAATGCACAACAACGAACTTTTGTTAAACAGTCATTGCGCGCGCGCGGTTTTAATAAAACACCAAGGAAGCATTGCCGTTTCAAGCACCCGATCACCCGGACCAATCGAAGCGTGCCGGTGCATGATTTGGGCAGCTGCCCTTGCTTCACGCCCACAAATACTTGGTAAACCCGTAATTGTTACGGCCAACCGCTAAAGTCGTTTTGGCATTAGTCGGCTTGCTTTCCGTCGGGGATTGCACGGCGCCGGCTAGTGCCACCTAAAAGCGTGAGATTGTGACACAATAAACTTATGGCAATTTTTACCAAGAAACCCGAACCAACCAAGGTTGTTAAAGCCGCTGCCGGTAGCAATGCTGGCGCGTCGCAAATTGGTAATTTTTACGCGTACAGCGACGGAGTTTTGCGTAGCCGTTTCATGCAGGTACCGACAATTTCCCGTAGTCGAGATTTAATGGCGTCGGTAATCGGCTGCCTTCCATTAGTCATGTACAAAACCATGTGGAACGGCGACGAAATGGAAAAGGTGCCCGAAGCACCTAGAAGTTGGTTGCGTCGAATTGACAAAGGCGTTACAAACAATTTTATTTTGTCGTGGACTTTTGACGACTTGCTTTTTTACGGTCGCGCGTTTTGGTATATAACAGAACGCGATAGTTCGGGCTACCCTTCGGCTTTTACCCGTCTACCTGCCAATAATATTACAACGCAGGACCAAGCCCAAGGTACGGGCGTATGGTTTGGCCCGTCTAAACAAATTTTGTTTCAGGGTTTACCAATTCGTTGGGAAGATTGCGTACAGTTTTTAAGCCCAATTCAAGGACTTATTTACACCGGTGCAACGTCAGTAGATACCGCGCTAAAACTAGAGCAGGCCCGCAATCGCAATGCAAGCAGTTTGCAGCCGGCCGTGACGCTTCGCCAGGTTGGCGGGGAGCCCATGAGCCCGCAGGAATTGAGCGATTTGGCCGCGGCCTACGATTCCGCGCGTTATGCGTCAGCCACAAGTGCGGTGAACGAATTTGTAGAGGTAATACCAAACAACGCAACACCGGACAAAATGCTTTTGATTGACGCCGCCGAATACCAGGCTAAAGAAATTGCGCGCATTGCAAACGTACCCGCATACCTTGTGTCCGTTAGTATCGGAAATTATTCATACGTCTCATCAAGTGAGGCTTCTAAAGATTTGTATACCTTCGGGTGCAAGCCATACATAGATTGCATACAAGAAACACTTAGCGCGGATAACGTCCTGCCAAGGGGCACCGGGGTAATGTTTGATATTGAAAGTTATTTAAGCAACGAATACAACACGCAAGTAGACGTTGAGGAAACACCGGAACAAATGAGGGAAAGCAATGCTTAGATTAACCCCACAAGAATTAAAGATTGACGCCGCGCAAGGCGACGCGCTGCCACGTAGGACCCTTGCCGGCGTCGCCCTCGAATATGGCGTTGACGCCGTAGTTTCAGACGGCCAAACGGTCCGTTTTGAAAAAGGCTCGCTGCCACTAGAGGGCAAAAAGCCAAAAATGTATTTGTACCACGACAGCACACAACCCATTGGCGTTGTGACAGCCCGCGAGGAAGTCGGCAACTACGTAATGTTTGAAGCCAAGATCAGCGAAACTATGCTTGGAAATGAAAGTTTGCAGCTGGCAATGGACGGGGTACTGGATTCTCTTAGTGTGGGTGCCGTGCCTGTTGAGTTTAGTTTTGACGAAGCCGGCACCATGATTGTTACCAAAGCAGAATGGCAGGAACTAAGCCTTTTGCCTTACGGCGCTTTTGAGGCTGCCAAGATCGAGCGCGTAGCGGCCAGTATCCACCAAAACGAAAACGAAGTAGAGTTAAATAGTGAACAGGACACAGAAAAGGAAGTAACCGATATGTCAAACCCAGTAGAAAACCCTGCAGTAGTTGAGGCTTCAACCGTGCAAACAATTTATGCACAGCCACGCAAATTGCGTCTGCCTTCACCTGCCGAATATGTAGCAAGTTATGTGCGCGGCGGTGCAGATTTTGCACAAATGAACGCAAACATTGCACAGGCTCGAATTGAAGCGGCACCGGGAACAGCGCCTTTTATTAACACCGAATCAACACCAGGTATTTTGCCTGAGATCATCACCGGCAGCGTCTACGATTCGCTAAACCCAATTCGTCCTTTCGTGTCGGCAATTGGAACACGCGCAATGCCTTCGGCTGGAGCCACGTTCCGCCGTCCTGTACTAAGTGTCAGGCCAGTAGTAACACAGCAAACAACGCAGCTGGACAGCCTTAACGCGTCCACCGTCCAAGTGGCCAACAACGACGTCAGCAAATTAACTTTTGGTACGTACGTCACCGTGTCCGAACAAGACCTTGACTGGAGCGATCCCGCAAGCATTGACATCATTCTTAACCAGTTGGCAATTGCTTACGGTCAAGCAACCGACAACTACGCAGTTGACACAATGGTTAGTGGCGTTTCACAAACCGAAACCGTTG